CGTTGTGTTTTCGAAAACTAAAATGTCTCCATCTGTGTTTCCTGATTGTACTGTTTGTTCAATAGATCCTATAGTTCTGTTTACACCGCCACCTAATCTAGTAAGAGTTGATGATGCACTTGCATTAGAACCTAAACTAAATTGTTTATTGTTTGAGTTATTAAAATAAATTCTTATTTTTTCTAATGCTATAAATTGAACAAACGTTACATCTGCCTGTGCTTGAGTGATAGGATCATATATTTGGTGCACTCCTACTGTCGGAAAATAATAATTTGCATTGTTATCTGGTTGAGAATCTACATCAATGTAACCTTCCCATACATCTACTACTTCTTTAAGTCCGTTTGTGTCTGTACTACTAATATTTAAATCAGCAAAATTAAAAGCACCTGTATCGACATTGTTAAACCAAACACTTACATTGTTGGTTGAGGTGCTTGAATTTAATGTACTGTCGTGTGCAATATCGTATCCTGCTCTTACAAACCATTTTTTACTTAAAATAGGTTGAGGATTTGAATTAATCAGCCATGAATTTGTTCCTGCATCAATATAGTAATCTTGATAGTATGTTCCAATTCCAAATTGTGCTTTTACTAATGGTGCTTGAGGAGTTATTGGAGCAACAGGTTGTTCCATTGAACTGAAAAATTTATTAGTGTCTCTTACTTCATTTAAGACTTTTATATCTTGTATTACGACATTAGTTGTTACATCTGAACCAGCATTTGTTGTAACATTAGCACCTATGCTTACTTTCCACCAACCGCCAAGGTAATCATAGGCTTCTGAATTTACTCTTGTGTAATCTCCAATAGGCAATACATCTAAAGTTAAACTTCCGCTTTCAGCAAATACACCGCTCACATCTTTAAGATATATTAAAGATTTAGCGGCAACTTTTCTCACATACACCACAGTACCTTCTGCTGTTGCTGTGCTTAACACATTTCCTACAACAGGATCTGTTAATGTGTTTGATATTTCTAAAATTTCATCAACTTTTTCTTGAATAGAAATTTCAGCACCACCGAATATATTATTTTTAATTGTTGGAGATCCAACACCACTAAACGGTTGATTTGATGCTTTAGAATAGTTGTTTCTGTCAATTGGATATGCACTATTAAAATCAAGGTAATCTAATATTAATCTGTCACCTATTTTAGTTGCTGTGTACTGTTCTACAGATGCTCTTATTAAAATATGATCTGTTGTTTGGTTTAAAAATATACTGTCACCTATTAATAAATTTGTTGTTTGAAATCCTACGTTTTCTTTATAAAAAGCAGATGAATCAAAAGTTGAGAATAAATCTTGTGCTATTGCACCTTCTATTTGATTTGTTGCTCTCCAAAGTTGTTGTTTGTATTGAACTATATTTCCAACATTGTAATTGCTGTTTGTGTTGTACACTCCTTTGTACTCAGTTTTTAAATTACCGGCATTAGGAGCACCTATCACTACAAAATTTCCATCTGGAGAAATATCAACTGCTTTTCCAAAATTACTGCCTGAACCAAATAGATCGGTATTTGATAACAACGGATCAGTTGTTGGTGATTCTATTATTTGTGATAATGTTAATGTTCCGCTTTCAGAACCTCTGGTAAACACATAAATTTTTCCATCTTCATATGTTGGCTGACTGACTAATACTGTTGAGTTTTGTTTGTTAGCAGATATAACTGTACCGAAACTTTCATCTCCTGATAGGCTTGTAGAACTTAATTCATTGTGTTTTTTAAACACAAATTTGTTGTTAACAATTTTCCATTTGCCATCATCTGATTCATCAACCCAAAATTTTTCATTGTCTTTAAGACCTTGATCAAATACTCTTGTGTTAATATCATTTATAGAACTTAATCTTGATTCAGTAAATCTTTTAATAAAACCTACAGCAGACGGTATTGAAGCAAATCCTTCTACGTCTTCACATTGAATAGAAGTTATTCCTACAAACGTGGATTTGAAAACATAATCTGTACCATTAGCATTTACAACAAAAATTTCACCAACTGCCAAGTCTGGATTATTCAATGTATTAACGGAAATAACACTTCCATCTTTTATTATTGATACAATTTTTTGATCTGTGTTACTGTATCTCAAGACACTCCAAGTACCTTTGTTGTCACCAATCCATACATATTGTCCTTCATCTAGTGTTGATACACTTGTTGAAGTCAACAAGTCATCATATTGTGCTAGTGTAAGCGAAATATCTATTGGGTTTACAGGTCCTGCAGTTTTGATATAAGTGTTTTTGTCATATTTTACAGGAAATGGTGTGTGTTGATAATTTTTAGGTGCTAGATAAGTTTGCCCTGATTGTATTCTGTAAACTAAATCTGTTGCTGTTGCTGGTTGATCATTTGTTAATAAAACAGGTTGTGGATTTAATCTTACCTGTGATTCATCTATTCTGTATTCTATTTCGTCAAAAGTGTCCACTGCTCCATATTGTCCTTTACGGATTGCCCACTCTTCAAAAAATTCTATACTTTCTTTATCAGCACTTGCTAGTGCATCAAACAATTTGTTAAGAGAATTTGCTGTTCCTTTTTCTCTAACATAGCCTTGATAAAATTTGTACTGACTGACATCATCATTAATAATATTACTTAGATATGTTCTTGGTTGATATCCAATTAAATGCTGAGCAAGTTTTTGTTGTTGTCTATCAAAGTTATCTGTATCTAAATCATAGAAGTCAGCAAATTGATTTGTTTGATAATCAAAGTTTGATAACAAACTGCTTTCCGGCTTGCCGTCTAGTTTACGCCAGTTGTTGATGTTGAATTCTGTTGTTCCTTTTAATTTTGAATTTGCTGTGTAATAGAACTGTTTGTGTTTTACCACATCACTCATTGCATAATCTGTGTAAGGAGCCCATAATTTTACTTTTGCTTCGTCAAACACAAACCCTGGAATATTTAAACTACCATCCCATTCTGTAACATAACCCAACATTTTAATTCTATCTTGTTTGTATCCACTTGCTGGATCATAAATTAAATCGCTGAATGATGTTGTATTATCTAATAAACAAACGTGTTCTTTTTGTACAAGTGGAACCTTAGCAAAATATATTCCATTTACTGTGTTTTTTGTAAACAATTCAAACGTGTTTGATTTTCTAACAATTCTTAAATTTACTCTGTCTAGTTTGTTTCCGTCTTCTTTTAACACACCATAAGAATAATAATTTTCAACTACATTATCAGTTGTAGCATATTGTGATGTAACAACTAATTTTTTACTAGATGGACTTAAACTGATAACTGCACCTTCGTCCCAATTTTGTGTTGTCCAGAATAAAAATTCTTTAGCACTTAATTGCCAGTTGGCTACCAATTGAGTTTGTGCATCATAATTATCAAACACAAATCCTTTTGCTTTAAGGTATGATTCATATCCTAATATCACATCAACAACTGTTTGAATGTCTTCATACACTGTTCCGTATGCAACAGATTGAACTGTATCTGTTAAAAAAGTTTTTCTTAAAAGAGCAGATGCACCGCCTTCCATTGGAAGTTCTACTAACTTAATAAATTTTGAAGCATCAAAAGATGATGTTGAAATGTGTGTTTCATCTGTAGCATAAAAATCTTCACCAAACTTTACATATGCTCCATTATCGTATCTTTTGTTTTCGCTCCAATTTACAAATGCTGAACTTATTCCGCCCACTGTAATTGTTGGATCACTAGATTGTTCAAATGGTAAATGATATCTAATATAAGGATCATTCTTGTCATATCCTTTTATACTGAAACCTCTTGCTAATTTTTCTACAATTAATCCACTGTAAGTTAAAATATCTACCGGTGTAGACACATTGTAAATTAAACGATAATTTTCTTCTGGCACAAACAGTGTTGTTGAATTCAATGGAGTTTTACTGTCTAGCAACAGTTTAAATTTATCTTTGTTGCTGTAACCTCTTACTTTGAATCCTACTTGCGTTTGTAGTTCGCCAAACTGTTTTTTGTAATCTGCATAATTTGTTGTTTGTGAATTTTCAACCACTTCGTAAATGTAATTTACCAATCCAGCAGTCAATGTAACTGTGCTATCATTGACACTACTCGGCCAAACAATGTTTGCAGGTCTTATAGCAGTTAATGAATTGTATACAATTTGTCCACTAGCATTTCTACTAATTTTATTTGTGTCTAATCCTATACCTATTGCTTTGTTTGGTTGATGTAAAATATAACTTTTTAAAAGTGAAAATGGATAATGTACACTTCTTCTCCATGTATTTTCTACTGGAGAATGATCACCAAACTTAAACTTGTCTCTAGTGAGTTGTAATACTGCACCTCTGGCATAAGAACTATCAAATGGACTTCTAATATTACCTTCGCTGTCCACTGGGATATTGTTTGTTAAGCCAGGTCTTTTGTAATTGTTTTTAATTACAATTTTTTTACTAGGCTCTCTTACAATACCTTTTTCTAAATCTTGCCATAAAATTAAATTGTCTTTAGTGTATGGTGCTGGACCATAAACAGTTTCCCACCATGTAGGTGCTTGTGAATATCCAAGCATTTCTCATGGAGCAATATTTGGTCTGTCTGTATCAAAAGCATGATTGTACACACCTCTCCAGAATCCTAACAACTTGTTGCCTGATGGAGAAACCATATTGCTGTAATTCCAAGTTAAACTGTTGTCTTCTGTGTGAAAAGTGTTTGCTGTGTAATCTTCATTACCTACAAATGTTAACCAATCGTTAAAGTCACCTAACAGTGTTTTGTTAATTGATTCAAATGTAAATTTATTTGTGCTGTATGCTCTTGGAACAAAAGACTTAATGCCAAACAACTCATTATCGTATGTTGTTTTAATATTGTTAAAAATTCTTTTTTCTAATTCTAATATAGCATCATCTCTAAAGTCATTGAATGCAACCATAATACTTCCGTCATGTCCTTGAATAACATTTACTGGAGTAACTGCTGTTGTATCTAAATAAATTTTTGGAGTGTACTTTGGATATAGTCCTAATTTAGTTGGTGTTGCTGGAATGTGTGATCCGTTTGTTGTTTCAAACTCGTTAACCACAATAATATCATCTAGTGCAACTGTTTTTGATACTTGAACAAATCCGTTAGCATACACATAATCAACACCATGCACTAGTTGTGCATCGTTGTGATACACATACACTGCTTTGGTTGACAATGCTGTTAGATCAAAATTGTTAGACAATGCAAAAAATTTATTATCAATATCTAAAACTGTGTGTCTAGTAGTTTTGAATGCACCAATTCCCAACATATCTGTTTGAAAATATGGTAATGAATTATTATTGTCTTTGTTAAGTTTAAGTAAAATTTTATCAACTATTTGACTAGATGTTCCGTCAAACCCTAAATCATCCATAGCACTGATAAATGATCGTTTAAATTTATAGTAATCGTTTTGACTGTCAGTAATCGCTGAAATTAAATTTACATCTTTGTTGTTCAACAAGTATGAAGACAACACCATTGGTCCACTGTGTTGTAAAAATTTTCTACCATATTGTGTTGCATTTGGGAAGTCTCTTAAATTGCTAAATCCTGGAGTTACACCTTGTATATCTTTTAGTTCATTAGTAATTGATTTAACGTGATCTGTTACTTGCCCAACTGTAAATTTTGTTGTTGTTGCATTAAGTGGATTGGCTTGTAAGTTTGTCGGAAATTCATAATGACCGTTACTGTTTTTAGGTGTTGCACTGCTTGTTCTAATAACAACTATATCATTAACTGCTAATTCAGTAGTGAAGTTAACAAATGCTTCACCATTAATTCTTAAAATTGACCAATCAGTATTTTCAATTTTTTTAACATTATTGACAAACACATTCACGTTTAGATCATTTAAATCTCCACTTTTGTTGTAAACGTCAATAGCAAAATCATTTTTCTGATTGTTAGATGCAACATACTGTCTATTAACTTTTTGAAAACTGTCAGTAGGTGCTTTAGTCCAACCATTTACTGTTGTAAAGTTGCCACTAGCATTGTATTTTTTCAAAAATGCTGTTTCCGAAGTTAACGTTCCACTAGTACTTTGTGATTGATATGTGTAACTTTGATTCAACAAATTGAAATCAAAAACAATATCTCCAATGTTTTCTACATTTGAATAAGTTAATGCAAATCCTAATTCAGTATCTACTGTGCCTGTACCTTCAACATAAGTGAATATTTTGTTACCCATAAAAGAACTATTAGGATATACAATACTGTCAGTGAAACTTATACCGTTGTTATCAAACAAATCAAACAAAGGAGTTTGATTAACTTTAGTTTTTGCTTGTCCTGGAACCCACGATGTTCCATTGTAATAATACCATTTACCTTGATTTGCAATTCCGTCAGTAGCCAAAATAGTTTCTCCTTCTAATGGAGAAGCATTTACACTTTCAACCAAACTGATTTGTGTAGTAACTGTGGTTCCTTCTGTAAAATTAATAAACTTAACTTCAAAAATTTTATCTTTAACAAGAGGATCTGTGTCAGCAGTAAACAACACTTTCATTCCATTTGTTAATGCAACACCGTCAATGAAAAAACCTTGAGAACCTTCAACGTCACTCATTACATCTTTTGTAACTGTGTCTATTAAATCAATATTCTCTTTCTTTTTAAAACCAAAATTATATAGTTTAATACCTGCTTCAAATTCAATGATAGGTCTTCGTGCTCTTGTGGCTTGATCAATGTTTGCAATTTGTCCGTTCGCTTTAGCACTTTCTTGTATAACAGATTTATGAATCCATCTGTTGGATCTACTCCAAGGATTTCTGTCTGGTGATGCTCTGTTTACAACAATGTAATCTTTATCAATAGCATATGATGTGGCTGTTCCAAATCCCACAGTGTCAAAGTTTTTTGAATCAAATGGAATTGGTGTTACATCAGTAAAAGCACTTTTTACTTCTAGTTCTTGTGCATCTATCAACTCAATTGCGTCACCTACACCTTCAACAAAATAATCTTTTTCAGCATATTCCACAGGTGTAACTGTGCCGGCAAAATTTATTTTCATACCATTTGATAATGCTACTCCATCAGCAGTGGTATAATTCTTTTTGCCTATTATTTCATTAGCAACATCTATTACTGAATTTTCTTCTATGTTGTATATTTGTATCAATCCCCAAGCATTAATATCATTATCACTTCCATAGTATAATTTTTCTGGTGCTGAATCACTAACTTGAAAAGTTATTATTCCTTTTTCAACACTTTGCACATCAATACCGTCAGTCACATTGTATGAAGCATCTAGTATTCTTTGCGTTCTTATAACAAAAGGTAATCCTTCTGCATTAATATCAAATTTGTATGTTTGACCTTTGTAAAGTTTTAGTGTTGGATTGGCTGTAAGTCCGTCAGGAGTAAAAATATAAGCATAGTTGTCTGTTTGATCAGATTTAGTTACTGAATAAGTGCTAACAACATTTCTTTGTTGTCCTGTTATTGTTACTGTTGATGCACCATAAGGCATCCAAAAGTATTCTCTGTAATTAACAAATTTGTCCCAATCAATTCTTGGTGACCAAGCATAATATTCTTGAGCATTAAGAACGCTGTGATCAGAAATATTTCCGTGTAAGTTTTGTATTTGATTAACAAAATCCAAATAGTCTGAATAAAAATTTACATTGCCTAAATCATCTTGATGTACAATGCTAGGTTCAAATTTGTAATTCTCTCTATCAGCAGTTACTTCAGGTACATACAAATCAGATGCTTTGTAGGCGTCTGTAATCTTACGTCCATAGTAAGCATTTAATTTTTCTAATGTTCCTTGAGATACTAGTTGGTCAACTGTGCTGTGTAAAAATTTATTATTAACGGGAGTTCTGAAATATTTAGGTAAAAATTCTGAGGATTCTCTTTTACCGTCATCTTTGCCTGCAGGCAAACTGAAATCTTTCTGATTGTTGTCGTATGCCATTAATATCCACTTCCTCCACTAGAGCCTCCGCTTGAACTAGAACTTGAACTAGAATTTGAACTTGAACTAGCAGGTAATGTGCCACTTAATGTACTAACTGTTGATGAACTTGTTGTGATGTTTCCGTCTGCTTTAAGTTTAGAGGCTGTAACAGCATCTATTATTTCAACATCTGAAACTTTTGCACCACTAATAAAAATTTCATCATTTTCTGATTTAATTTCAAATAAACTTCCAAATGCTTTTGAACCTTCTTTAGGCACAATAACAAAAGTTGTTATGTCTGGTGCTAATTCGTTCATCACATAAGTGCTTAATTCTGAGAAATAAAATGTATCACCAAATTCCCAATTTTCTAAAGCAAAGAATTGATTTATTGCTGTGATAACTCTACTCTTAATATCACTGTCGTTGGTAACTTGTTCAGAATTTTTAACAATTTTAAATGTTGATTGTAAACTTGTATCTGCTTGTGACCCAAATAATATTTTGTATTTTACTGGATGATACACTATTGTGTCACTGATTGATTTAATTTTTGCTAACGGTGTATTAAAGTTTGTGTACAACGAATCACTGCTTGGTAATAATGGTTTGGTTGCTGTTACTCCTGTTAACCATAATCTGAAATTGATATCATAAGTTCTTGTTAAAATATACATATCCATTATGTTAGATGAACTAGGATCTAATCTTGTGTTTCCGTCCACTGTGTGTACATATTGAAATTTAATATTGTCTCTCCCAACATGAGCAATATAGTTTGTTACATTTGATGTTGTGTTGGTTGTTGTGTTGATCTGTTTAAAACTGTTGCTGTCTATTAGATACACAATAGAACTGTTTGGATAATCTCCAATAGCACCCACTGATGTTTGTCTAATATAGATATTTTCTGTACTTGCATTGCAGTATTGATATCTCTGTGTTCCATCACTTTCGTTGATTAGTTTTTGGAAAACATATTTTGTTGTTGAATTAGTAGCAGGGTCAACCACAAGATCAAAAGCATTTGGATTATCCACTATGCCGTCTTGGTCAGAATCAAATTGCGTAAGTTCTATTTTAGCACTGTCTACATATCCGCTTAAAGTTCTGTACTCTGTGGATATAGCAAAATTAATATCATTATTAAATGCAGAATTACTGTCTGGTTTTGTGTTAACGGACATTACACTCACTTTGTCTTGAAGTGTTGTTCCTGTTTTTGCATTGAAGTTTCTATCAGCACTGTCATAAAAGAATCTTACTTCTTTATTACTTTCAAACACATATCTTAAACCTCTGTATGTGATTGTGTACGTAGCACCATTGTTGATACATCTGATCAACCAACTTGAATCTAATTGCTGATTTGACTCATCACCAGTTTTACCAATACTGAAATCTCCATAAACGTTTAAATTGTTTTCGTCAATAACCATCCATTTTCTTGTTTGTACATCATAACGTATTCCAAAGTTGTTATAAGCAAACGCCTGATCAATTATAACTGTTTTAACATCATCTGAAAATTGTTTTGAAAATTTAGGTAATATTTCACTTGCAACAGCACCTGTAGGAATCACATCATTAAATTTGATTGCGCCTTCGCCTGCTGTATTATTTGTGACTCCATCATTGTAAACACTGACAACTGCTGTCCAAATATAGTCTTTAGCACCTGGATGATCTCCTGGCCCTGCCATTATACTGTTGTCTGGCATAAAGTGTTTGCCTGCTGGTGCAGTAAACTTAATCATAGCACCTGGTTCAATATATTTCAATTGACTTGCTGTGTATGTTCCAACTTGATAATCTAAAACATTTACATCATCTATCAATTTACCTGTAGATTCATTTGTAGCATTTGTAACTTGTTGCCAAACCGGAATTAAATCAGTTAATAATATTTTAGCAAATTTTTCTATGTAATAATTTCTAGTTTGATTTTTAGATAATAAAGGTTCTAATTGATTTATAATTACACCTTCAATGTCTGTTTGAGTTGCAAAACTAAATGTGTCTACATTTTCAGTTTCTTCTTTGTATATTATACCATCAGCGCCAAATACATTTGTGTTACTGTATTTTCCTGTTGAATCTATTAGATCATAATATCTTGAAATTCCGCTTGAAGTTCTGTTTGTTGCTTTTACTTTGATAATTTCTTGATTTGTTCCTAATGGTGCAACTTGATAATCTTCACCGGTGATCATTCTGTTTTGTGTGTAGTATGTTGCTGGAGCATTTAATCTGATGTTGTCGTTGGTTTCAGATGTTGTTGCATTATCAACTGTGTATTGCAATCCAAATGTTAATGTTAAAACTTCTATTTGATTGTTTGATGAAACATACTGTACATCCACTTGAATATTTTGCATATCAGCAGGAGTAATTCTAATATTTTGATTTTTACTTCTTCTGTAGTATACTTTAAAATTACCTTGCGGTAAATTTCCAAATATTCCATCTGCAAATTTAAGACTGATTGAATCATCAGTGTCGCTCAACACTGTGTAAATATTTCTTAAATCTTTTGTTGTTGAATTGTATATAACATTGTTACCTGTTACAGCATCAACTTTTGTCCATTCTGTACTTTCTAATCCTGTGTCAGTATCTAATTGATACAACCAAACATCTGTGTTGTTTACATTGCTAGATTCAATTGCAACTGATTGATTGTTTGACGGTACATCGATTGAAAAATCGCCATTGTCAAGTACACCTTGTCTAAAGTGTGCAAAAAATCCTGTGTTGTTACTGCTGTTGCCTTTACCATCATCTCTGTGAAGCAAACTAAATTTTCTTCCTGTAAGTGGTGCTTCTTCTATCACAGAACCATTGTCGAAAGAAGTTGAAACAACTTCAAATGGTAAATTTTGTCCATTCACTGTTTTGTTAAAAGAATACACAGGCACCTCAGTGCTGTTGGCATTGATTCTGTATTGACTAGTTGGGATTGAATCTATGTTTTCTAATTTTACTGGATTACCAAATTTTTCATTTTCTGCCAATGAAGCATTTAAAACTTTAGTAAATTGTTCATTCCAATTTGTGTTACCTGCATCATTCCAACTGATTGTTTGTCCGCTTAAATTTAAGTTGTTGCTATCTACAATATTTTCAGTTGTGCTGACACCTACAATTTTCATCAATCCGTTTGCGGCTTGATTACGTGTTGGATTGTAACTGATTAATCTTGCTAATCTTAATATTGAATCTCTTCTGTCTGCTGTTTCTAAAAAATTCTCTCTAGCATTTAAGTCTGTTCTGAAAGCCAAGTTTTGTCCTAGATAAGCAATCAAGTCAATTAGTGCTAGATACTCTGATGATTCAATGTAATCGTTAAAATCTTCTGGATAATTTTGTCTGATGTATTGGATCATTGTTCTACGGATTGTGTCAAAGTCGTAACTTTTGAATTCCGCATTTTTGTAAGACTGATATACTCTTTTCCAGTCTTCTGCCAGCAATAATCTGTTTTGTCTATCTGTGGATGACATTGGTTTCCTTTGTTATAACATTATTTATTTGTTTGTATAAACAGAGCATTTAATTCAGTAACCCATTATTTTCGTCAAATGTCAATCTTAGTTTCTCTGACACATTATATTTGACATAAGTTAGTTCAACTTCTATTTGTAATCCTGCTTCAAATGGTGTTACTATCACTGTGTCCGCTTTTATTCTAGGATCAGTGTCGATTATTTTGATAATATCCTCTTTAATTGCTTCTTCTAAATCTGGTGTTAAAGGATCGTGTATTACGTCCCATATGATTGTGCCAAACTCTGGATTTTCAAGTTTCTCGCCTTGTGATATATGAAAATGATTCAACAAATCCTGTTTGATTAATCCTATATCATTTAAACCAAATGATGTGTTGTCTGGATTCACTGTACTCAACCCTCTGTACATTCTTTGTGTAGCAGGTGTTTTGGCTGTTTGAGCAGATGTAACTGTAACCTCTTTATATAATTTTTTCTGTGCCATAATGATATTTAACCGGCAAATACTTTGCCACTACCAGTAGCGGTGTGACCACAAGTTGCCGCGTCTCCTTCCCTGCATATGAATATTGAATTTGCTTTTACTTTTGCACTGCTACCGCTCATAGTGGCATCACAATGCGGAGGTATTGGACAAGGTGCGTGAGGCTCCACTGCCGCTCCAACAACAACAATTGGTACTCCTTCCACAATAACTTTTGGTGCTAAATTACCAACTATTGTGCCTACTGCTGTGTCTACTGTTACTCTACTAATTCCTGGCATTATGTCCTCGCATTTTTAAATGTGTCTGGAATATTGATCGGTTTTGCAACCACAATATCCTCTTGTTCACTTCTGTCTGTTTTAGCCAATGCAACTGCCATTGGATCAAAATTTTCATGATGGCTCCATGGCTCGTGTTGTGGCACACGTTTCATGATGCTTTCATTTGCTTCGCCTGGAAGGCTCCAAGCCGCTAAAGGCGCCACCGGCGTAGCCACTGCTATTCCGCTAGAAAGATTTATGAGTCCTCCAACGTCTAAATTGATATCACCACCAGCATAATGATTGGTTGTTCCTCCAACTGTGATTGTTTGTGCTGTACCCACTTCCACAGTTTGTGCTCCAGTGGTCAACAAGTTGTGTGTTGTGGACTCTTGATTAACTGTGGCACTTTTTAAATTAATGTCTCTGCCTGCTTCTAGATTGAAATCTCTGTCTGTTTTAAAGTTGAAATCTCCTTTGCTGTGAACACTCACACTGTCTTCTGCATAAAAATCTATTTTACCGTTGGCAGTCATTTCAATCCATGCTGTGCCGTTGGCATTGGCAATGTACACAAGGTCTTCTGAATTGTGTAACAGTATTTGATGTCCTGTACGTGTTCTTAATCTAAAAAGTTCATTGTGAGGAGTGTTTTTATCGCCCTCAATAACATCCTCGCTGGTTTCCACGTCCACATATTCCATTGGACCATCTTTGGCTTTTGTTTTTCTTATAAACTTGTCATCACCATCATCCATAACAAATGATGTACCACCTGTTCTAGCAGATGCTATAGGTTGATTTTGTGTAAACACTTTGTCAATTGGTCCTGGTGTGTTTATTCCAAACACACTTGAAGGCACTTCACGTCTAGCACTAGATGTTGTGAGTCCTCTAATTTCATCTGCTATTAAACCTTGATTGTCCAACACTGCTTTAAATAATCTGTTGATTGGTTTTTTAATCATCAAAGGTTTGTCTGCAGGACGGTCAGCAAATTTTAATTTGTTGTGTTCACCCACAGGCATTTTTTTGCCTCTGATGTCTGCATCTGCAGGATCTTCTTGATGTTCGGAATCTGTTGTGTCTGTGTTTGACATGGCAGGTGTTGAGCCTGGAATCATCACGTTCATTAATTCTTGTGGAATACAACCAATCCAGTATGCTCTATTGATGTTGCCTTCTATAAACATAATCATCACAGTGTTGCCCACATCAGGTGGAACGAACCACATACCATAACTCTGTTGACTGTCTCTATGATCTTTGTTTTTGTTCAGTCCTGCCACATTGGTTGTGCCATAAAATGGACTGAGATATTTTGCTGTGATGAATTGTCCTGTGGTTGTGGCATTGCCTGAATCCAATGTTTTAACCAATTCAACTTCTATTGCTCCACTGTATTTGGGATCCAACACATTTCTCACAATGGCTTCAAAAGGTCCTTGATTTAATTTAGGATCTATTGAGTGTGATTTTCGTGTGTTTAAATTTTTTGCCATTAGTCTTTACTGTTATCTTTTTGAATTTTTTTCTTGTTGCCTGAGCCTTCCACAGCATTCAATGTCATGTTGGCTTGTCTGTTTATTCTCAATGTTTGCTCAAACATACCTTGTCGGAAAGTGCTCAAGATTGTTTGAACTTGGAATATACCGCTAAATTCACCCAATCTAATTGTTTCCCCTGCTCCGTTTTGGTACGACCCACCTTGAGGGAAAATAAAATTATCCCCACCAGGTTGATAATCAATCGGTGTTTGGAAATTCATTTCTATAAAACAAGAAGTATCTTGATAATTTATTTCTCCCCTGCCGTTACCGTTGTTTTTATCACTTGAAGATTCTGTGGCATATGGTCTAGGATCCACAAAAAATCTTGTGGGTTCATCTGAATTCATCATCCCACTTGCTGGTAAGAAGTAAGGATCTCCAATTATTGTTAAATCCATTTGAATTAAATCAGTTGTTCCACCATTGATAATTCTATCATTCATTGTTCTAGCAATTTTTAATTCTGCACTTTCATTTTCTGTTCCTTCACCGCTGGCTTCTTTTTGTGCTTTTACAATTCTAGATGCTAAATTTCCTGGTTTATTGTCTTCAGAATCTGTTACAAACATTTTTGGCACATTTGTTGCTACTCCTGATTTTTCTATACTCTTGTTACCTCCAGCAGATGAAGTTGACGAAGTTTTATTCATATTTTGAGGAGCACTATTGAAAAAAGCAAAATTATAGTCCAACTGGAAATCCATTATATCTTTGTTCAATCCAGTGTAAAGATAATTGTATCCTTTTACAATGTTTTGTCTAAGCACAGTAATACCTGTCGGCATAGATGTATCATCGTCAAATATAGTGTCTGGCACTTGATAAGGCACTATACTGAAAACATTTAATCTAGGATGGTTATTTGTTTTCATTTTGAAAAAAGAATCCTGCAGTTGAAAACATTTGGTTCTTACTCTAAACCAAGGATGTTTGCCTGGCTGTTTGTTTTTCATTTCGTCAGGATTTTTTGTTAAATTTTTAGCATATTCACTCAACAGTATCACTGTTTCAATTATGTCTGTGACACGAGTACCTTTTTTAAAACTTAAAGTCATCGCTCTAAGATTTAAAGTGATACCATCTCTGGTGAAAGTTTTTTTGCGTTTGTCATATTTTTCTTCAAAATCAGGAAATTTCTTACCCATTATAGCCATGTTATTTTCATTGATAGCCATTTTTGATGCTCCAATGTCATTGCCTAAAAAAGTTGCATTTGATCCTTCACCTTCGGTTTGAAACACTCTTACTCCTTGTCCGCTTGTGCCAGTGTATTCGTTGGTTACTCGAATATTTTTTCCTAGTAGTGTTTCCACAATGCTGTCTCTTTTTTCGGTATTGAAAAAATAATCTCCTGAGCCATCGCTTGTCATTGTTGCTCTATCTTTCAAAACTCTTTTTCTCTCTGCTTCTGTGTATTCAACTTCAGAGTTCTCAGGAAAATATATCACAAAGTCATCTGTAGGCACTGTGGCAAGTTTTTCTTTCTTCTTGGCTTTTTTGTCTAAATCTTCGCCTTTAAAATTTAATTGCCCCATTAAACTGTCATCTCCCACCTGCATCATTTCGTAAACAGTTTTTCCTGACAGTGTGATATCAGTGTTTATTTTATTATTCACATCCATTGTTGGAGTTTCTATCCAAGGTGCGGCAGTACAATCATACACAGCACCTGCCTGACTGGCTCTTATTGCCGCTTTTGTCATTTGAATAGGCATAACTTTACGTAGATTGTTATTTCTAAAAATTTTGCCATTTACATCTTGACCAACAAAATCCACTATTAAGGCATACGGTGCTCTTGTAAATTCAACGTTGCCATCGTCTGCGGCTTTGCCGGCTTGTATCGCCATAGTCTGTAAAAATAAACCAATACTGAAAGGTTCTGTCACAGTAAAAGAAAGTTCTGACCTTTGTACGTGTTTTGTTTTTTGATTGGGAGAAATGAAAGATTTTATTTCAACATTATCTATAAAGTATTCAAGACTTACTCCTGCTTGTTTGTAAAAAGTAACTTCTTCTATTTTGCCTTTACCAGCGGAATGTGCCACAGGATGAAGAGGCATTCTATTATAAAGTATGTTGGGGAAATTTACTTCTTCCAGTGTCAGTGCCGCCAGTGTGAATACAGCATTGTATGATTCATAGTCGTGTAGAGGGTTGGGTATGAATTCTCTTATAAATTCTTTTACCTGGACATTGGGTTTTTTCTTCTTTTTTGATACGTTTTCATCTTTTGTTACTGAAGTGTTAGTTTCAACATCCATGTAAGAAAGACCGCTGTCTTTCCATTCAACTGTTGCGCCTACCTTTTCAGTAACACCTTTTTTAAGAGTTACATTTGAATTTGTTTTTTTGTTAAAGAACATATTACACTCCTAGTGTATCTCTAAGAGCGGGTCCTTGTGGAATATAAATTTCTAAGCCAGGAATAAGATCGTAAACTGGATCAGAAATTTTGTCCATGTTGCGTTGAGCAAACACCCACCATAGTTTTTCGTTGCCGTAAAGATCATAAGCCAACAAGTCTGGTCTATGATTGTATTGTGGTTCCACAGTGTACAACACATCGTCCGGTTGTGCCGGCACTGGACGTATTGTCATTATGTCGAGATATTGATCATCAACAATTCTTGTAGATGCATATGGACTTGAGCTTGTAAAGAATCCCATTAAATAAATCCACTTCCTTTTGTTCCGCCATTTTTAACAAAATCGGCAAGATCAAATTGTGCTTGTTTTGTTCTGCTGTATTGTGGTACAACTCCAATAGTCATTAAACTTTCTGTTGGTGCCCAGGCATAAGTTCCGCCAGTTGAGGCAACAGATGATTGACCATCAGATGTTCCAGATTCTTCTGCTGTTAATTTTGTGCTGATGTAGTCAACATCTTCTTTTAAATCAAATGTAAAGTTTTGAATAATCACAGGAACATCTTTGAAAGTGAAATCTCCGTATCCGTTTAAACGCACCACTGGAGGTGGAGCACCTTTGTTTGGTGATAGCCCATAACTCATTTTTGTCATTGATCTCAAATAATGCACAGCCGCTACCCAATATCTTGCTTCCATTTCGTTCTGCACATAGAAGTGTGCTGAGATTGTCATTTGATCCACACGTGAATTTTCATAAGCATAAAACGGATAGTTAGTGTGTACCGGTTGCATTGGATTCCAATTGGCTGATTGTCCTACCAATATTGTTGGAGTATAAGGAAATACCAATCTGTTGCCTGTGGCTTTTAAAGGATCCAACAGTGTTTTTTCTCCTGCTATCATTTGAGTAATACTTTGTGGCATTGACAAACTCACACGCCAGTCTTGGTCTCCGCTGTCTGTGTTACCGTCTGTGTTCATTGTGATCGCTGGAGCAGATTTATCAAATTTAAATATACCGTCAGTAAGTTTTTTCAACTCACCTTTTAGTCTTTTGGCTTTACCAAAAGCAAAACTGGATACTGAATCTAATGTTTTACCAAATGTATCTATGTTGGTGTTTAAAAAACCTGAAGTATTGCTCACAATGTCATTAGCCATTGTTTTCATGTCACCTACTTTGTTTGATGTCAAATCTGTCGCTTTTTTTAGAAAATTGTCTGCCATACATTTATTTATTGACAAAATTAACTGAGTAGTTTATAATGAAGAGATATATAACAAGGAACATTAATGAAAAAAGTCAATTATCTAAACAACAGAGACCTATTATCCGAAATTCATAAGTCTAAGGCATCATTTTGCAGTTTTATAGACGAAGCATACAGCGAATACAACTTGATTGTGAAAAACGTGGATGCAATAAACATTAGAACTGTTGCTCAAGCCAAGAGAAATAAAGCCAAAAAATTAACACATCAAGACTACGAAAGACGTAAAAAATTAGATCCTAAAACTAAATTGGGAGAATGCCAAATAGATTATAGAAAGATTGACAAGGATGATGTAGTTTTTAGGGTGATGACATTTGATCACGTGCCAGATGAACCTGGTAGAAAAAAGAATCCAAAAACAGTGGCAGATGGTAAAACCAAGGTAAACTTTCCACCATTCCAACATTGGAAATATGACAGAAAAGGCAATTTAATTTGTGTGGGAAAAAGTCACTGGGAAGGTGGTTTAGAAAACGGCAAATTCAATAAAGAATCAGGCAGAGCCACAAATGAACTGGCAAAAATGTGGATGAAACTGTGTGAACGTTATGGAACAAGAGGTAACGTGAGAGGTTACACATACAATGATGAGATGCAAGGACAAGCCATATTGCAATTGGCTCAAATTGGTTTACAATTTGATGAATCTAAATCAGATAATCCATTTGCTTATTACACAGCGGCAGTTACTAATTCGTTTGTAAGAATTATCAATATTGAAAAACGTAATCAAAATATTAGAGATGATATTCTGGAACTTAACAATATGATGCCTAGTATGTCACGACAGACTCAAGGCGATTCAGGTGCACCAAAGACTGCAAACAAATCGAATCCAAAACCTAAAGTCAGTAAACGAACGAAAAAGTAGTTGACAAATACAACACTTTCGTGTATTCTAAAGAAAAGTAGGAGATTATTTTGTTCAAGAAATTAGCAGTTTTTACCGACATTCATTTCGGATTAAAATCCAATTCTAAATTACACAACGATGACTGTGAAGAATTCGTTGATTGGTATATCGAACTAGCAAAGAAACATGGCTGTGAAACAGGATTGTTTTGTGGCGATTGGCATCACAACAGGAATAGTGTAAACATAACCACTATGGATGCTTCTATTAGATGTTTAGAAAAATTAGGAAAAGCATTTGATAAATTTTATTTCTTTCCAGGCAATCACGATTTATATTACAAAGACAGTAGAGATATTCAATCTGTAGAATTTGGCAGATTTATTCCCGGCATCACTATGGTTAATAAAATTACAAAAATAGATGACACTATATTAGTGCCTTGGTTAGTAGGCAATGAATGGAAAAAAGTTGGTAATATGGAATGCAAATATATGTTTGGTCATTTTGAATTACCCAACTTCTTTATGAATGCAATGGTAGAAATGCCTGACACAGGAGAATTACGACCAAGTGATTTTAAAAAACAAGAATACGTTTTCTCAGGACACTTTCATAAAAGACAGGTCAAAAATAATATTCATTATTTAGGCAATCCTTTTCCACACAATTATGCAGATGTTGATGACGATGAACGTGGTATGATGATATTAGAACATGGCACAGAGCCTGTTTATTTCAATTGGGATAATTGTCCCAAGTACAGAAATGTAAAATTAAGCACACTGTTGGACAAAACCAAAGAGATCATGAAAAAGAAAATGCATCTAAGAGTTACATTGGATATAGACATCAGTTTTGAAGAAGCCAGTTATATTAAAGAAACTTTTATGAAAGAATATAATTGTAGAGAAATAACACTAATCCCAAGCAAACAAGAAGAAGAAATTAACACAGAACTTGATATTACAAAATTTGAAAGTGTAGATCAAATTGTTTCTAAAGAAATTGAAACAATTGAGTCTGATGCATATGATAAATCTGTCTTGCTTAGAATATTTAGAGATTTAAACAATGATACTGATTAAAACAATTACTGTAAAAAACTTTATGAGTGTGGGTAATCAAACCCAAGCAATAGACTTTCAACAAAAATTATTAACACTGGTGTTGGGTGAAAACTTAGACATGGGTGGCGATGACGCAGGTTCACGTAATGGTACAGGTAAAACAACCATAGTTAATGCATTGTGTTACGCATTGTATGGCGAAGCACTTACAAAAATACGTAAAGACAATCTAGTGAATAAAACCAACAGCAAAGCAATGTTGGTCACAATAGCATTTGAAAAAGATGGTGTAAATTATAGAGTAGAACGTGGCAGAAAACCAAATGTAATGAAGTATTACATTGACGACCAAGAACAAGAACTATCAGATGTCAGTCAAGGAGATTCACGTAAAACACAAGAAGACCTGAACAGAATGATTGGAATGAATCCAAAAATGTTTAAACACATTGTGGCTTTGAACACATACACTCAACCCTTTTTAAGTTTACACAACAATGAACAACAAGAAATAATTGAACAACTGTTAGGAATTCAATTGTTGTCTGAGAAAGCAGACATCTTAAAAACACACATCAAACGTTCAAAAGAAGATATAGCACTAGAAACAGCAAGATTAGAAGGTTTAAAAATTAGCAATGAAAAAGTAGAAGAAACAATTCACAGTTTAAACAACAAAAGCAGTGCTTGGCAAAATCAAAACAGAACAGATATAGAAAAATTAGAAAAAAACTTGAAAGAGTTAGAAGGCGTAGACATTGATAAAGAATTAGAAACACATCAAAAACTTGAAGATTGGACAAAACTTAATGATGCGTTAAGACAATTGCAAAAAGACAGAGCCGGTTTGGAATCAACTATTGAACAAGCAGATAAGACAGCAAAAAAATTGCATGATGATTTAGAAAAACTTAATAGCGAAACTTCTTGTTATGCTTGTGGACAGGATCTGCCTCAAGATAAAATAGAACAAATGCAGAAAACTTTGGAAGAAGAATATGGAGAATCCAACAGTTATGTAATGGAATTGGCTGAACAATTAGAACAAACTGTAAAAGATATCAAAGCAGTGGGCGATTTGGATCAAAGACCTGACACATACTATGACACACTTAAAGAAGCATATGATCACAGACAATATGTGGAATCAATCAACACAGCACTTGTTAACAAAAAAGAAGAATCAAATCCATATCTAGATCAAATAGACGAATTAAAAAATCAAGCAGTACAAGAAATAAATTGGGACACAGCAAACACACTACAAAAATTGAAAGAACATCAAGAATTTTTGTATAAATTGTTGACAAATAAAGATTCTTTCATAAGAAAGAAAATAATTGATCAAAACTTAACCTTCTTGAACAACAGGTTAACTCACTACTTGGATCAATTGGGTCTTCCACACTTGGTCACATTTAAAAATGATTTAAGTGTGGAGATCACTCAACTGGGACAAGAACTAGACTTTGACAACTTGAGTAGAGGAGAAAGAAACAGATTAATTTTAGGTTTAAGTTTTGCATTTAGAGATGTATGGGAAAACTTGTATCAACAGATCAACTTGTTGTTCTTGGATGAATTAATAGATTCTGGTATGGATTCAGCAGGAGTTGAAAGCAGTTTGGCTATTTTGAAAAAAATGAGCAGAGAATCAGGCAAAAATATATTTTTAATATCCCACAAAGATGAATTGATGGGCAGAGTGAACAATGTGCTTAAGGTTGTTAAAGAAAACGGCTTCACAGCATATGCTAATGACGTAGAAACACATGACCATTCTAGATGATACACACGATAAACTGACCAAGGCGTACATGGCTTATTTTAAGGCAAACGAGTTGTTTGCTGAGAGGCGAAGCCTCGCTACCAAAGTAGCCGCTAGAAAGGCTTTAGCGGAAATTAGAATTTTGGCACGTCAAAGACGTAAAGAACTTGAAGCACAATACAAAGTGAGCAAGATCCAAAAACAACAAGAGCGAAAAAAATAATCAGTAAGTATGTCCATATGCCATGGACTTATCAGGGTAACCCCATTCACACACTGCCGGAAGACTGCGAAGGATTTGTGTATCTCATTACAAACACAACCAACGGTAAGAAGTATGTGGGTAAAAAACTGGCGAAATTCAAGAAGACACGTCCACCTCTCAAGGGCAGGATAAACAAACGTAGAAGCAAAGTTGAATCGGACTGGAAGGACTATTGGGGATCTTCAGACCATTTGAATGCTGACGTGGCAGAATTAGGCGAAGAAAAATTTACTAGGGAAATATTATACATCTGTAAAGGTAGAGGCGTAATGAGTTATCTCGAGGCTCGAGAACAATTCGAAAGGCGAGTACTAGAAACCGATGATTACTACAACGGAATTATCAATGTGAGAGTTGGTGGTTCCCGAATCCTAAAAGAAGAACTTAAAAACTACAAAAAGGCTTAACATAGCAACATCGCTGATCGTAGATCCAGGAAGTGCGTTTGAAAAATAATGGTGAATCCTGAGTTGCAAGGCAAGTGCTTACTAAAGGCACAAAAGAAGATGCTCTGTGAAAAAGATACAACATCACAACTGCTCACTTTGTTTGTGAAGGGTGCCGCAGTTGACCGTGACTAATGAAGTCTGGAATAGGGAGTTGGCGGGTCACCGCTTCCGTACAAAAGTTCCTTTCACAAAATGGCAGGCTAGTCTCGCATGATGGCTTCATACTTTTCCCGTTACTGGGTGAAGTATGGATCAACTGTCTGCATGATGCACAACATAACTTCGTTATGTAATTGCTTAAATGCTTGAGCGTAAGCGAAAAGCAGAACGACGCTAGTCGTTCTTAAACATTAGGATCAAACGATTCACAATCCAACCATAAAGCGGCATCAGGTTCCGCTGACTCAACGTGTTTCAACTTGGTGTGACTCCAGTTCCTAATCTCCAACTCTTTCAATACAGAATCAGAATACACATGAATAACATCTGGTTCCAATTTCAATATCTGTTTGATGGCTGTAGGATCTGGTTTTGATTCGTATGTCTGTATTGCTGTGACTTCAGGTATGGCACGAAAATCTCTGGCGTACTTGTCTCCGTGGAGCCAAGTGAGTGGGCCTGTGTTTTTGGAACGCAGTTTTAAATCGTTGGCAGTGTGTCGCCAATGAATATTATTTTCTGCGAAGCCCGCCTCTACGAGTCGGTCATAAGTTTTTGATCCCACCGCATACACCTTTTGTTCCAACAGTTCTGTAAGACTGTGTGCATAGTGTTTGATGGCTTCAATGTGTGTGATGATCAATCCCGATTGTGCATCTGCAGATGAGTGTTCAACGGTGGCTGTTTTAAGACAGGGAATCCACAGGTCATCCTCATCCAACTCCTGGGGTCGTACAATTTGTGTGTAGACTTGCATATGTGATTTATTTAGAATGTGTGTGTCATTGATTAAATGATGCTATTTGGTTCTAGGCACCGTGTGTGTATGATTTTTTATACTTTATATATAGTATCTATATGTTAAAAGAAGGGTTGTCCTGTTTTTTTAGCAGTATCTAGATTTTCTTTGACAACTCCGCCCATTACTTCTCTATCTTCATGACAGGTAGCATATATTTCATCCAGAGTGATTGATCCACGCATGAACCATGCCAATTTGAATAGATCGGATTTAAAATTTTTAATTTCACCTTCCATTTCCTTGGTGAGTTTGATAATGTCAGAAGTCGGCAGTGTTGATATCTTTATACGAAAAAATTTGCTGAATCAAATGCTACAGGTATTGTGTATTCAGCAGGTGCTCCGTTCTTAATTTCTTCTTCTGAAGATTTAATGATTTGAGGTTTTAATTGAAATACTTCTCTATTTTTTTCCAAATGCTCCATGATGGAACTGAAAAATTGTTTGTCAGTGTTTTCCAAAAACTCTTTGATTTGTTTGGCATCGGTTACAGTCTCGCCATCCACTGTGATTGATGCTATTGTGTTAGCCACCATGCCCACACTTAATTCTGTTAATTTTTTGAAAGTTACTTGAAATGCTTTTACTTTTTCTTCATCATTCATTTTTGTGTCATCTACAATCTTTTGAATTCTTTGCTGTTCAAATGTTTGGATTGCACTTTCGGTAAACTCTTTGTACGTTAAAGGTTTTGTTTTTACTTCCATGTTTTGATAAAAAAATGTATCATTGTATTGTGCTGACAGGATGCTGTTCAAACTTTCTTGTAAATCCAACACCAATTCTTTCTCAATGGATGTGCCCGGCACTTTGATTGGCATAGTCATGCTGGTTCCATATGTGGCCATTCTGATGGTCATCAATGCCGCATCGCAATCTATCGAAGGCATTGCCCATGCATTCTTAATTGACGGTATACAACTCTGTATCACTGTCACAGTGGCTTCTCCATTCAACAATGCATCTGGAGTTTTCAGCAACATTTCATCTTTTGCTGTCATAGGATACACAGCAACATCTCCTGATTCAGGAACCTGTATAGATCCTTCAGGATAAAATTTATAACCACTTGGCAATCTTACAAACTGTTTGGGCTGTCTGTAATACTTTTTAAGTGGGTTATTATTTGTACCTATTTGTTCTTGTGACATTCAATCTCCAATAAATATTGTTATTAACTTTTAAACTGCTAATATTTAGTATGACATATTAACTGCATACTTAATGATTGGCATTAAATACAAGTAACAAGGATTTTGGTATCACATAATGGCAACAATTGAAGAATTATTAGAAGACGCGGTTAAAAAAGGTGGGCTAGCCAGCGAAGATACTGCCAAAAAGATATTGAAGGCTGTAGGTGGGTCTGGAGGTGGTGGTAACAGTGGTGCTCAACGCGAGTTCACAGAAGAAACCAAAAAAACCAGCAAATCAGTTGTTGTATTCAAAAAAGTTTTAGGTGCGGCAGGAGCCGGCTTTGCAATGTTGAAAGATGGAGCAGACGGATTGGTTGGCGGACTCGGTGTTCTATCACAAAGCACCACAGGATTAAACAAAGTATTTTTACAATTCACAGCCGACCTAGCGGCAAGAGTGTTTGAAAATGTTGACACTTTCAGAAACTTGGCAGAGATAGGCGCGAACACAACTCAAACAGTTAGTGATTTTAGACGTATAGCAGGCGACGCCGGAATAGACATGACAAGATTAGCCCAGGCATTAATGAGTGCCAACACATCACTGGCTGGTTTTGGCGGTAGTGCAAACGAAGGTGCAAGAAGATTCAACACAATAATGACATCACTATTACAGAGTGATTTCAGAAAAACAATCGCAGGTCTTGGATTTTCTATGGAAGATATCACAGAAGGCTTTGCTGATTATCTAGACTTACAGACTACTTTGGGCAGATCTCAATCAATGAGTAATTCACAGTTGGTTGCAGGCTCGCAAGAATATCTATTGAGATTAGACCAATTGTCAAGATTAACTGGATTGCAAAGAGATCAAGTGAAAGATGAATTACAAGCAGTGGCAGATGCCAGAGAGTTACGTTTAATTTCAAACAGTGAAATAGAAGCAACCATGGTAAGGGTCAAAGCGGCGGCACCAGAAATGGTAAGTGCTGTTACAGGATTGTTAGCAAAAGGATTCCCAGAAGGCGGAGAACAAGTTGGTATATTTGCTGTGGACGGTGTGCGTGAAGCAGTGTCGGCATTGAGAGATGGTGTACCTGGTGCAAGTGATATGTTTATTCAAGCACTGGCACGTAACGGTGAAAGCATTGCCAACATGGACGAAGGTCAGAAAAAATTAATTGCTACTCAACTAGGCGTGGGCAATGAATTTTTCAATGTTGCGGCAGATTCTGTTAAGTTCAGAAAATTCTTAGGACAAAGTACAAGTGCCATCATAGCAGAACAAGAAGCAAGAGCGGCAAGCACTGAAGGTGCAAAACAATTTCAGAATGCCAGTGAAAACTTGCGTTCAAAATTTCAAAAATTATTGACTCCATTCCAACAAGGAGTTGATATTATTATAGGTGGCTTGGCAAGCATAATTGGTCCTGAATCTTTTATTGCAACCACATTGGATGATTTAGGAACGAAATTTAACGATTGGTTCGATGAGTTGTCAGAAGGTGGCAAAGTGGCAATGGGAGGACTATACGTTGCGGCAGGTGTAGCGGCGGCGGCATTGACTGCGATCGCCGGCAAGAAAGCCGTCAAGGGAGTTACAAGTTATCTAACAGGAGGCGGACCGGGTGGTGGAGCGAAATCTGTTTTAGGAAAGACTGGTGCAGGTGGTGGCGGTTTACTAGCCGGCATGGGTGGCGGACTAAAAGGTTTAGCAGGCGGTTTGACAGCAATGGCAAATCCGGCAACTCTATTAGGTGCGGCGAATTTAGGACTAGCAATCACGGCAATAGGAGCAGGTTTAGCCGCGGCAACTTTCTTAATGGGAGGAGCATTAGAGAAGTTTAGCAGTGGTTTACAAGGTTTTTCATTAGTAGATGGCGGCAATTTAATACAAGTAGCCAAAGGCACTTTGGCACTGTCAGGAGCAATGGCGGCAATGGGGGCAGGAAGTACTGTAGGTGCTGTTACAGGCTTTGTAGGTAAGATTTTCGGTGGAGGATCAGAAAACTTTGCCAAAAACTTGAATAAAACACTCGATGAGCTTGACAAATCCAAAATAGACATGTATGCTAACAGTTTAGATAACTTAGGAAATGCAATGACAAATTTAAGAAGCGGTATGGTAGGATCAACAACGGCATCCGCAAGTTCAACCGGAGACAAGTTGGATCAGTTAAATAGTACGATGGAACAAATTTTGATGGCAATGAGTGATGGCAATCGTTACAGCAGAATAACTTCACAAGCAACAACAGAAATGTCGGATACAGTATAATGAGTTGGAAAAAATATTTTACAGAAGTGCCACTATCAGACGGCACAGGCGGAATGAATTCACCTTTAGGTGGTGGAGTAGGTGGAAAGGCTGGACCAGCCAAAACAAACTACTCATCATATCTTCCAGATGTGTACAGCGGTGCACCAAACAGAATTGAAAGATACGGACAATACAATGTGATGGATTTAGATTCAGAAGTGAATGCCGCATTGGATATCCTAGCAGAATTTTGCACACAAAACAATACACAAAACAATACACCATTCAAATTTGAATACAATCAGAAAGCAACTAATACAGAAATACAAATCATAGAACAATACCTGCACCAATGGTGCAAAATGAACGACTTTTCTAAACGTGTGTTTAAGATTATGCGTAACGTATTCAAGTATGGTGATGCATTCTTTATTAGAGATCCGGAAACAAAGAAAATGTTTCACGTTGATCCAGCAAAAGTAACAAAAATAATTGTAAATGAAAGCACAGGTAAAACTCCTGAGCAATATGTTATAAAAGATATCAATTTTAACTTTAAAAGTCTTGTAGCAACTACACCTTATCAAACAACAGGCAATGTTACTGGCGGTGGATCAGGATATTTGACTGGCGGAGTAAGAGGAATGACTGGAGTGGACAATACATCAGCACCAGGAACAAGATTTGGCACAGGACAAAGAGAAATTGCTGTTGATGCCGACCACATGGTACATTTAAGTTTAAGTGAAGGACTGGACAACAACTTTCCGTTTGGTAATTCACTGTTGGAAAGCATTTTTAAAGTTTACAAACAAAAAGAATTACTGGAAGACGCAATTATAATCTACAGAGTACAAAGAGCACCTGAAAGAAGAGTGTTTTACATTGACGTAGGTAATATGCCAAGTCACTTGGCAATGCAATTTGTGGAAAGAGTTAAAACAGAGATTCATCAAAGACGTATTCCTTCATCAACAGGTGGTGGAACAAACGTAGTAGACAGTTCTTATAATCCACTTTCAATCAACGAGGACTATTTCTTCCCACAAACAGCAGAAGGAAGAGGTTCTAAAGTAGAAACATTACCAGGCGGTACTAACCTTGGTGAGATTGATGACCTAAAATACTTTACAAACAAATTATTAAGAGGTTTAAGAATACCAAGTTCATATTTGCCAACAGGTGCAGACGATTCGCAAAGCAGTTTCAATGATGGCAGAGTAGGAACAGCATACATTCAAGAACTAAGGTTCAACAAATACTGTGAAAGACTACAAAATTTAGTATCAGATGAATTTAATCAAGAGTTTAAACGTTACCTTTTAGAAAAAGGTGTGAACATTGACACAGCAATGTTTGATATCAAGTTTCAACCACCAATGAACTTTGCTTCTTACAGACAAGCAGAAGTAGACAACAACAGAATTTCCACATACACGCAAATAGCAACAGTGCCATTTGTTAGCAAACGTTATGCTCT